CTTTTAAATTCTAATCTCTCAATGAACTGCTTACCAGTTTGTCCTCTTAAATATTTACATATATTTTTGTCTAATAACATCAGTCCCATGTTATAAAAATGTCCACCAAAATTATTCCACTTCCAATCTACGTCAGTTAGACTGCTATATTGCATTTGAGTATAGTTTGCTAGTTTTTGTTGGTACCATGGAAGAATAGGAGCTGTTCTTTCAACCACTCCTGCAAATTCAGTTGTATCATCAAGTTGATCAAATATGTTAGGTGCACCGGGTCTTATCCAAATATCAGCGTCGATGATTGCAATTTGATCGTACTTATCCCAGTAGTCAAACGCATTTTCTTTTTCATAGATTGGTAAGAATCCACCATATTTTTCATAAGATTCTTTACTACGATTTGTAGCAAAAACATCTGGCTTAATTCTCATTATAGGTTTATTTTGAGCTACATAATCAATATCATAGTGCAAAGCATATTCCATGACTGATTTAGTGCAGTGATCGTAAAGGTTTAATTTATTACCAGTGTAGACTTGGTATATCAATCTTTTCATTTTTTAAATATTAGAAGTTCGCTATTAACGCCCCTCTTCCTGTCTATAACTTTTCTTTCTACAAGTTTTAAACTGAATTTGTTTACTAACAAATCAATTAGTTCTTCACTACTAATTTCAAGTGGATCTAATTCTCTTGAAATCATTTCTCGGCCTTGAGCCAAATCAATGCAAAGTAAACCATCTGCATTAAGTTGATCGATCCAAGTTCTTAAACATTTCATCGGGTCATACGAATGATCTAAAGAGTTTGAATACAAAATGTCAAATTTATTAACGTACTCTTTTATAGGTACGTGGAAATCGTGTTGAATAGTATTTGGAAACTCATTTGCCGTATGAGATATTTCTGTACCTATCACAGCGGCATCTGGCAAATTCTTTATAAACCATTTTTGTTCTGAACCATTTCTAGTCCCATGACATATAACGTGTTGTGGAGGCTGTTTTATAGTAACTCCATCTGGATTACGAGCTAAGTTGCAGATATAATCTATGCAACTTTCGTCTGCCCAGACGTTTGTTAGTTTAGATGCGTTACCGTTAATTTGAACTCTAACGTATTCATCATAACTCTTATATTTCCAAAGCTTCATAACAAAAGTCCTTTATTTATTTTTTAGGTTTAGGTGCGTTTTTTTGAGCCAAAGCTTCTTTTCCATAGAACGCAGCTACAATTGCAGCAACAGATACAAAATATACTGCAGCCATATCACCTAGTATTTTTGCAGCATTATCGAGGTTGAATAATGTTGCAGCAATAACAAAAGCAGGATAAAGTAACATGCCGCCAAGAGCAAACCAAGCCATGTTTCTTTGGGCATCTTGTTTCTTATCCTCATTCTCCATCCTCATCAATTTTTCTTCCATCTCAAATTCTTCGTCAGTTATAGTACCATCGCCGTCTTTGTCAAAGCTTGCGTACTTGCTTCCGGGTTCTAGTTTTTTTTGTGCAGCCATCTGCGAACTCCTTTATTTTCTTCGCTATTTCCTTAGCTTCTTTAAATCCATTACGAAGAGAATTTGACCTATGGCCATTCTTTAAAAACCACTCTATAGTATCTATATCAGATCCATCGGGCATATTATAGTTTTTAGTTAGAAACTCAAACTCATTTCTTAGTTGTATTACCTGTGTTAATTGCATTAGTGTCCAAACATCTTTCTTGTCTTATATTCGTTAATAGTATCTTTCAATAATTTAGTCCAGTTATCTCTGTGCTCGACAAAAACTTCTGGTTTTTCATGGTCAACGTCCATAACAATAACAATATTTGGAATAGACATTCCGGTTCTTTCTTCCCACATTATAGCATAAGCAGCTCCTTGCGCAAAATAGCTGTGAATCCATTCTTTCTTTTTAGGTTTACGAGATGTTTTAAAGTCTATTATTGAAGGAACTCCATTGTACTCTGCTACGCAATCACAGCGTCCAGCAATTCCAAGGTGATCACTGTACAATGCAGCTTCGAGGCTATATATCTTACTTATAGACTCGTCAAGAACTGGTCTTAAGTTTTCTAAACTTTGTCTGATGTGTGGTAAAAAGTCTGTGGTATCTTCGTTATTTAAGTATTTTTCTACTATAGAATGAACTTTAGTTCCGCGTCTAGAGGCTTTGCCACTTATAATATTTGCTTCTTCTTCACCAACTCTTTTACGCCAAGCTCTTATAGAGTCTTCGCTAAGTACGCTTAGAACAGTTGTGATACTAGGATAAGACTTGCCATTAGGAGCATGATAAGTTCTCCCAGCATCGGTTGTTTCTGCAACCATGTCATCATATCCAATATCAACTTTTTCATGTTTAAATACCTGTTTCATTTTTTTGTTCTTGGCCATAATTATACTTAAATATATCTTTTACAGTGTCTGTTGTTAAACAATAAATTGCTTCAGGCGTGTGCTTGAAATTATATGATGCACTTGCAACTCTATATATGTCCATGAAATTACCAGAGACGTATTTCTGGCATTCTTCCATTTTCTCAAACGATGGCGTTTTAAATATATACAGAGGTCTTTCTATTTCATACATATTAGTCATTAAGAACGATACTACTAAAAAGAATTTCATTTTTATACCTTTATAGTGTTCCCTGCACCCGAACCTTTTTTAATTTGTTTTAACCTATCTTTCCAGCCATTATCTGTTTTAGATAATAAACTGCCATGCATTGATACGATCCCAGGAAACTTAAGAACTTTTATGCAATTATGTTTCTTAAGATACGCATCTAACTCTTCTGACTTACATTCAATATCGTATTCATCTCCCTCTTCAAGAGGTTTTACTGTGTACTTAGGCACCTTTATATCCTTCCCACCAGTCAGGAGCTGGTCTTTTCCATTCCCACTTTGCAAAGTCTTTAGCGTAATGGTAGTAATTACGATACGCTTGAACTGCATCCCCTGGGACTTTACAATCCGGATAATGATTCATAGCCTGCGCAAACTCAGTCAGCCCAATATGCGGAATATTTTCCGGTGGAGCTGCAAGTATCTTACCGAGTTTTTCGAAAGTTACGTGTTTCTTATTTCTACGATACTCAAACTCTCTAGCCATGGAAACAAAATGACCATAATGCCAATCATAATTTTGTTTACTTTCCATGGTCCATACTGTACAAGGATGATTCTTGTGGACGGCTGCATAATATAGATGATCCCGGATATCGCCAAAAGCGTAGTAAGTCTGTATAGTCTTACCAGATCTTGACTTACGTTTCTCTGGCTTACCATCAAGAAGCCTGTGTGCTGTACTGAGCATTTGTGCAGATTCCACAATCATCTTAGGAATATGCCTATCGCACAGCATTTGAGCTGCTTTTACTGGATTTCTATCTAGTATAAAAATATTCATGCGTATCACCTTTAAATAATAATATTATAACATAATATAGTTCATTTGTAAATATTTATATTTTTCTTTAAGTCGAAATGTATACCTCCGGTACTTTTGTTAATTTAATTTGTTTTTCTATGAAATTTCTTCTCTTGAGAATTTTATTCATTCGATTAATCCTACCTCTTTTTTTTAACTTTGAAGCTTGAATATCTAAATCTTTAACAATTTTTAGTACCATAGTTCTGCCTTTCTGTAGAGTTAGTCTTTCAGCAGATTTGGAAAGGCCTCCTCTATTACAGGTCTTGATAGACCTTTTATTTTTTCTTTATTAACCATTGAAATAACTAGCTTAGCATCTTCTGGATGTACACCTTCCAAAATTCCTATGAATATAGATTCTCTCTTGACTGGAGGCATCTTGTCTCCTAGACCTCCTTTGGCAAAATATCTAAATTTTTTATTTTCTCTGAGTAGATTTGTTGGATGATTATGAGCTGCAGATGCTCTATATGGTGGAGCTCCTTCAGGTAGATTCCAAACTATTGTAGAATCTAGTGAGCCTCTTATTACATCTTTTAAAGCCCATGATTCGTTTTCTTTTAAAACACGGACTTTTTCATCGCGGGTGCGAGCCTTGGTTACTTCTTCAAGGACTTCAAAAACATACTGTTTCATGAAATAAACTCCTGTACACTTTCAATCAAATTATTACAACGCTTGTTAACTAAGTAGTTAAATGTCTTAAACTTATTATTCCAAACGTCTTGCCTTATAAAACTATTTATAATCTCTTTTCTCAGATCTTCTGGAGTTTCAGTGAGATCAATTAATTTTTTATTTCTACAATAATTACGGTACCAAGATGCTGCGTATAGCAACTCTCCTTCCTCAAGATCTTCTATAATAGTATCTATCTTTTTCTGACTTACAGGCGTTTGTCTAAATCCTTCGACAAATACATTATCATCTGAAAATATAT